GGCCCCTGTACCTGGCCAACGGTCACGCCATCCGCCAGCGTCACCGTTGTGGCCACATCGATCGTCACGGGCTGCACGCCGGCAATCGTCACGTGGTGGCCGATCGGCGCCAACCCGTACCCCTGCCCGCTTATGTCCGAAGGATCGATCGCGTTCTGCACCTCGTCCACCAACTGCTGCGACGGCGCGCTCCAGTCGGACGCGATGATCGTGCACTTGACCGTGCCGCCTCCCAGCCAGACCGGAAACACCTTTACGCCGCCGACTCCCTCGATACCGTTGATCTTCTGCTGGTAATCGGCGACATTTCCGCCGAACGGCGGTTCGTTGACCGCTTTGTAATACCGCTGCCGCAGCTCTTCATCGGACTCCTCGTCTTCCCCGGGAACGAGCACATCACCGAGTTCCGCCCGAACCAAGCCGGGTACGAAATCGATCGGCAGCAAATTTCCGAAATGCTGATTCCCGACGACGCCCGGAGTTTCGCATTCGAGCACATAGACGCCGGCGCCGATCCGGGAAACGGCGACAAAATGAATCCCTTCGATGCTGTAACGGCTGCCTGTCGGGATCTCAATAGGAGAATCGTTTGCTCCGAAAAAATGGCCTTCCCGCCGAGCCTTGGTCGCCGGTCGACGATGGACACCAAACTCCGCAGCCCGCCGGGTCAGGTATTCGCCGCTGGCGGTATCCGCGAACGACAAACGGTCATTGATATCCAGCTCCGCATACATCTGCGCCAGTTCCGCGGCGGCCGGCGCCAGCGCGTCGTAAATGATCGAGCCCGGGCGCTTGTCGATGCTGTCCGATACGCGATCCAGCATCCGCTTCAAAATCGCTTCAAAGGTCTGTGTCTCATACACGGACCATCACCTCCTCATCAAATGTGCCGATCGTAGACACGACGGTAAATCGGACGGTCACCGTATCCCCCGCAATGTCCATCCGGAAATCCGTCACGTCTTCCACCCGGTCGTCCTGCGTCAGCGCCTCCCGAATCCTCCGGCGAAGCTCGGACCGGACGAAGATCGGATCCCGTCCGATCAGATTGGCCAGCTCGACGCCGTAATCCGCATCGTAGATCAAATACCGAAATCGTTCAGTTTGCAGAATCTTGGCCACCGCCTGCCGCACCGCATCCAGCCCGTCGACCATGCCGATCATGCGACCGCGCTCGAAATCGAGCCGCCAAGTGCGAGAAGGCCGCTCGATCGTTTCGCTGTTTTGTGTGTTCAAAATGCCGCCTGTGGGGATCATCCGCTCACCACCCTATCGAAAATCAAATATTTTTGACCACCCTGCATCCGAAGCAGGATCACCCTGTCTCCCGGCTGCAGTCCGCGGCGTATCAGGACGGACTGCGACGACGCTTGTCCGGATTCAGCGCCCGAATGGGAAAGGAAGGGGCTGAGATCCACTTCCAGAGGAGTCAATGACTCCGCTACAATGAAAAAATCCGCGTCGAGCGTAAACCGTTGATCCACGTTTACTTCGAGCGGATTCGTTTTTGTGACGGTTCCAAACAAGATGGCGACCGGTTGACCGGCCTCGAGCGCCTCGACGGCTGCCTGTTTAATCGCACTCAGCATGTTAGATCACCTTCAACGTCAAACTCATTTGATGTTCGACTCCGTTGAATCGATGCGTCACTTCATCGACCATCATCGGCTGGTTGATACCGAGCGACTGGATGACGATCGGCAAATACATGCCGGGGCGAACTCGAAAATCGCCCATCGCCTCCAGCTTGAGCGTGCGCTTTTCCCGATTTTTCAGCAAAACCAACTGTTCCAGTTTTTCGTTGATCTGCGCGATGTTCAGTCCTTCGTTCACGCTCTCGTACAGCTGCAGCATCCCCCACCGGTCGATATTGGCGCTGTCCTGGATCATGTAGACTTCCCGTTTGCCGGTTTCCTGGTTATCCCGATACAGCTTGATCAGGTTGTATGTGTCCTGATCGATGTCGCGGCCGTATTCGAATCCGGTCATCAGACTTTCGTCTCCGACATAGATTCCCGCATGAAACTCGGTCACATCCCGCAGCGACAGCTCGCCGAAATCGTCAAAAAACACGAAAAACTTCCCTGTCGCCGACATGGTCAGCGTGTTGGCCTTCTCGATGATGTCAAGCAGCGTCTGCCCGTCCTCAATCATGGACGGAATGCGGTACCCGGTGTCGTCAATGCGTCCGACCTTCAAACGGAAATCCGCCGCAATCCTCCGGATGACGTCGCCGACGGTGACGTTTTTGAACACATAGCTGTTTTTGTTCAAGAGGTACCGTATCTGATCGTACGCCTTGATGCGAAGTTCTTCACTCTCGTTCTGCGTCACACTGAATACGTACCCGTAAAATATGTTGACTTTGTCCGTCCGGATCCGGACGATGTCGCCGTTTTGAACGGTAAACGCTCGATCTTGATAAATACCGCTGTTGATCAGCGTGAAATCGGCGCTCGCCGGCCGTCCTACTCGCGTCATCGACCAGGTCAGATCTTTCGCGATTTCCGAGACGTTCCATAAACGGCCGTTCTTGTTGTCAATCAATATTTCAAGCAACGTCACCGCCCCCCCGTGGGCAGTTTCAACACCATTCCCACCGGCAGTTTCCGAAGCTGCGCGTCGCTGATCCCGTTCAATTGCTGGATTTCGCGCCACCGGTTTCCGTCGCCGAGCACCTTCTGCGCCACCTTCCAGAGGCTGTCGCCCGCCACCAATGTGTAAGTTTGCGGCGGTACGCGCTCGTCCGGGCGGGTCGGCTTGGGCTTTTGCACGGATGCGGGATCGGCCTCCACCCGCTTGGCGGCGTAAAACCGGTATTCTTTGAGCTTCAAGGAAAAGGAAATGTCGCCGGGACTGCCGGCGACTTCCTTCCACTCGAAACTTTCGATGCTGACCGGGGTGTTGATTTCCGACGAAATGGTGTTTCCCTGATCATCCACATACGCATTCGCGCCGACATAGATGAAACGAATCGGCCTGTTGGTCGCCCACCATTTTTCAATGAAGCGAACGTAATCTATCGGTTTGTCCAATACGCGCGAAGCGGTAACATAAGGCGGAAAATACCTGTCTGTTGCGGGATCGTACCAGACAACCGGGAAAATGCTCTCGATGGTGTACTCCGCCAGCCCGCGGTGCTTGATGACGTTGATTTTTCCCAGCCCATACACTTCATGTTCCGCGCCATCTCCACGAAGGCTGGCCCCGATTTCGCCCGGCAGAACCGGAAGCTCAAACCCTTCCTGCTGGTTGTTCCAGGAAAGCCAGATGCCGTATCGTTTTGCCATCAGCCATACACCCCTTGTGCCGAAGACGCGATTTGTTCGGTCAAAAACGTTTCAATGTGAGCGATCATCGTATCCACATCGACCTCTTTGCTGACGGGTCCTGTCGTCACCTGTACCGTCGGCGTAAGCGTCACGAAGTTTTGTATGTGTCGCATCTCCGCGAGCTCGCGCATGATTTTCAAATCCTCGCTGCTGATGTCCACGGTGTCGCGAATCTTGCCGACTTCGTTGACTTTGTTGATACTGTCGATATGATCTTTGTCGGTTAAGTCTTCCCCAGGTAAACCTGACATTCCAAACTGATCTTTCAATAACTGATCTGACAAATCGTCCCCAAATAAATGATGCAAACCAAGCTTATCTTTCATAGAATCAACGAGATTTTGAATTCCATCGGAAGCAGATTTTCCAAGATCCTTTCCCATCTCGTGCCCAGTTCTAATCGCTTCACCAAAATCCATCATTTCCATTCGATCTGTGGTCTTATAACCATCTGGCGCAGCACCTAGCCAATCTTGCAAATCATCTTGAAAGCCTGAAATGGTATTTGCCATATTTGTGCCGAGCAATTTGTCAATTGCCCAAGCGATTTTCTTGATGATTTGCAAAATGCTGTCGAGCAAGTCAACGAAAAGCTTCTTTATCGAATACACCGGATGATCAAACACATTTGACAGAAATTCGGCAAACCGTGAAAACGCGTTGTAGATCAGCGCAACCAAATTATAGATCGTTGCGAAAAGAAATCCAAAAAGTCCACCGACAAAACCGATAATTTCCGCTGTCACGTCTCCCCAACGATACAGACCATATATTAACAATCCAATCAATGCGCCGATGAGCAATATGGGCCAACTCGCCGACAGCCATGCCGCCGCCTGAGTAAGTATCGGCTTTACCATATTCCATAATTGTTGGGTTAGCATCGGGATTTGCGTCAATGCCCAAAACGCCAACGCTGAACCGATTACTGCTAAAATGGGTTCAATAATTCCCCATCCTGTTTGCACAGCCGTAATAACTGAATCTATCACGTTTAACAACCAGTCAACTGCTTGTGCGGCTCCAACAATAGCATAGGTCAGCGACTGGACAATGGCTGTACCTAGAGGCGAATTCAACCATTCATTTAGCCGTTGAAAAACAGGTTCGAAAGCTTTGAACGCAACATCCTTGAATTGTTGCCATACCTCACCGAACGTCGTGGGCAATGCCCCGAATTTGTTATTGATTGCATCTGCCGCAGTAAAAAGTGCTGCTTTAATCATGTCGGCTGTTATCGCCCCTTCCGCCGCCATTGCCTTTAATTCATCCATTGACTTTCCGGTAAATGCGGCAATGGCGTCAGCCAGCATCGGCGCTTTTGCCATGATGGTCAGAAAATCGGCGCCTTGCAGTTTTCCTGCAGCCATGGCTTCTATGATTTTGTCCATCCCGGCCTGCTGCTCTGCGGCGGCGGCGCCGCCTAATTTGAATGCTTTTTGCATCAACTCCGTAAATGCAACGATCTCATCGGTTCCGGAAAACGTGTCGCCGGCGAGCATTCCCAGGTTGCTTGCGTTTGCGGCCATAGCCGCATAGTCGCCACGGGCGCGTATAGACGCGGCAAAGATTTTGTCGCTTAGTTGGTCCGGCGTTTGTCCTTCATCCACAATCAACCCGAGCCGCATCTGCATGGACATGAACGTATCGGAGGCACGAAATGCATCCTTTAAACCTTTGGTCAACGATTTCGCATTTACTATGCCTTTCAGTTTGGTCCATAGCCCCTCAGCTTTTTTCTTCCCCTGTTCCATCTCGTCATTCATCTTCTGTTGGTTTTCCGCAGCCAAATACAATGCGTCGTTTGTTAGCTTAAGCAGTGTATTCTGCTCGCCGATCGTATTGTTCATCAGCAGATAATTTTTGTCCATCTCCTGAGTCGCATGGAGATTCTGCTGATTAGAATCGATAATTTTGCTAGTATCAACCAATACCGCTTTTGGAACCAAAAGCCCGTCTTTATCGCCAAACATTGTAAGCGCCGAGGAAATCGTTGCCATTCATATCACCACCTTCGACTGAACAAAACAAACATTTCAATCCGTTCATGTTAGACGGTTCCTCAGGAAGACCCTCCATGCATACCACCACCATTTTGCAGGGAGGGTCATTTTCGTTTCCTTTTTGCACGTGCTTCCGCCGCCGCTTTTTTCTCCGCTTCGATCCGCACGTCGATCGCCGCGATCACAAACGCCCGCTCCCGAAGCGGCAGCGCAAAAAATTCGCTCGGCCACCGGTGAAATTTGTGGAGGACGTAATAGGCGTAATTCGCTTCCGCCTCGCCCTCCAGGATCAGTTTTTTGCTTCTTCGACCAAGTCACCCATGTCGACGTCGAATCCGCTGAGCGCCTGAATCTTTTGCGAAAGGGTTACGATCTCCCCGGCCAGCAGCACCCGGGAAAGATACTGTTCGGGCGTGGCGCAGCCAAGCCGCTGAATGCTCGCCGCGTCCTTGAAATTCGGTTCCACGGTATGCTCAATGACAATCGCCGTGTTGAATCCGGAAGCGTCGAATTCCACCTTGCCCTTTTTGCCCGTTCTCGTATAACGTTTCCTCAGTTCGTCAAAAGATTGGTTGGTCATCGCCTTGATTTTGAATTTGAGGATGTTGCCGTCCTGATCTTTGAACCGCGGCGAAACGACGACTTCTTCCGTCATGTCGTCAATCGGATGCGCGTTGAGGAAATCTTGAAGTCTGCTCATGGGTTATCCCTCCATCTTTTTATGGAAAATGGCGCATTTATGGAAAATGGCGCTTGTATAGAAAATGACGCTGGTACGGAAAACGGCGTCTGACCACCAGACGCCGCGACAAAAATCGATGCCGACAAACGGAGACGCCTGAACATCAGACGCCCCCGACAAGAACGTTGTCGGCAACCTGAAGCGCCGGAACATCAGGCGCCCGAAATGGTGTTGAACTCGTCCAGCAAATCGTAGTCGCTGAACGTAAACGGCAGCTCTTCTTCGAGCATGTCGTCGCTGGACGCATCGAACTGGGCAGCCGAAACGCTGTCCAGATTGCAGTTGCGCAATACGACCGTCTGCCTGCCGGCGCTCGATCCGGGGTCTTCGTTGGTGATCTGCAGATCAAACCAAAAGTCCCGCCCGGTTTTCACGTAGTCGGACATCAGTTTCCTGAATTTCGAGGTCACATAATAGATGGTCAGCGTGCCGCTGCCGCTCCATCCTGCCGACCGCTGCGGCGTGTTCGTTTTTCCCAGCACCGGAACGTCGACTTTGTTTTTTTCGATCGTCGCCTCGAGCGACTTCGCGTAAAACAATTCTTCCATTTGTCCGTCGATGACGGCATAGGCTTTGGCCTGTTTGCCGCTGATGGCGTCGGTTTCCCGGAATACTGCCATGCTGAATCCCTCCTTGTGATTATCGAACGGTGACGCTGATGTAGAATTTTTCGGCCGCGTCCACCGGCTGCACCCACTGGTTCACGACAACGGCGTCCGCATCCGCCCCCGGCAGCACTTCCACGTCCGTCTGCGGATCGAAGTTTTGGACGGCGCCGATGTTTTGATACTGGTTCGTGATGTTGATGATTTCCGACTTGAACAAGTTGCGGCCGTCGGCGTTGTTCGGCATTTTGCCGATGTACGACTGCGAGAACACCCGCATGTAGTCGCCGGCCAACCCGTCGAGCACTCTCAGCACCCGGTTTTTGCGGAACACCTTGCCTTTTTCCGGCGTGAACGTGTGCAGCGTGTTGATGTCCTGTTCCACCACGGCTCTGCCGTCCATGGCGGTGAACACGAATTCGCCGGCTTCCAGCGCCGCAATGATTTGGCTGTTCGTATACCGCGGCAGCACGTCGACCGCCCCGTCGTAAGCGTCGTACGTGAGCGTCTGGTTTGCCGCCGCCGCGGCCGTGGCTCCGGCCACCCAAGCGACCGCCTGCGCCGCCGAGAGCGACGTTCCATCCGCCAGCACCACGCCGTTCTTGACGCTGATCACACCTTCGTAATCCGCTGTCGGGTAATTTTCCATGACCACCTGGATCTTTTTGCCTTCTTCCTCCCGCAGCCGGCGGCAAAACGACACGAACACTTCCTTCGTCGACGCGTCCGTGGCGGTAAGGCCGATCGTCTGCACCTCGTGCACCTCGATGGCGGCCAAATAATCAAGATA